TGGCGGACAAATCTAAATACCAATTACCCGAACCGCCAGCAGTGCCAGAATTTCCGAATCTAAAGCAAAATTGTCCTTCTAAAGTATCGCCAACTCTTCTAGTAAAAACTTGGTCTGTAAATGAACCGCCAGAACCAAGGTTTAATCCACTACCTGTTGCGGCCAGGACAATATCTGCGTTAAGCTCCCAAGCCGTCACCACAGGAACCGTCGCAGAAAATTCATCCAACTGAGTCGGCCCTGAAACTTCCCAAGTGTTGTCATCAATGTTTGCTGAAAACTCAATCCATGAACCACCGACATTTAGTTCCAAAGGCGAACCAACAACACCATTAAACCCTGTTCCACCATTATCAACAACAGTGGGCGAGTTTGTTGACCAGAACCCTGTCGAATCAATCAACTTAACTTTGTTTCCTGCCGCAATAGGTGGTAACTCAACTTGAAAAGAGCCAGCATCTGTTTTGACAAAATATTCATTTTGAGGGTCTGCCGTAAATGCAGTTGTTTTTTGAATGCCGTCATTTGTCAAACCACCGCCAGAACCAAAGGCCAATTTAACCCAGTTAGTCCCTGCCGAGTCATAAACATACTCGACAACTTCACCTTCTTTTTTCAGCTCATCAGAAGCGCCACCGTTGATTGTGTCGCCACCCCCTGCGCTAACCGTCATAGCATTTGTGTCAAACTCGTTTCCGTTGTCAACAACCTGAATCCTGTCGCCTGTCGATGCGCCTACTGGCATCGTTGCAGCAATAGTTCCCGATGTTGTGTCAGCAAAGTAGCGCCTGTTTACAACCAAAGTGATCGGGCTATCTGTGTTGTCAATTGCAACAGTTTCTAGTCCGTCAGGTGTGTTAGGCACAAGGTTAGTGGGCTTTGTCGTAGTGACACCCTCTGAAAATTGAAGTCGTTTTATTTCGCCACTCATTTAAAGACCCTCTAAATCTATTACCTGCGTTGTTATTTTGCTTGGTGATTTCTTTAAAGAAACAACTTTCGCATTTCTTGTTAATTCATTTCCAACTAATATAGAACCTGTAAGAGTAATGTTATCATTTATTCTAGCATCCGCAAGTTCTGTAGCAACATCAAAGCTATATGTGATTCTGCGTTTGCTTATTAAATTCAATATTTCTTGGAATCTTGTCCCGACATCTCTTAAAACGTGTTCAATAACTTTTGTTTTTTCTATGCCATTCAAAAATTTTGATTCCTCATCTGATAAAATAACATTCGGGCCTGTTGATTCCTGAGAAGATGATATTGTATTATAGTGTTTGTTTCGTCCTATTATAGTTGTGGCGATATCTTGATATTCAACCTGCAACCGCCCTGCATTGCTCAAATCGTCACCAATTTGTTGAGTGTTTGCTGCTGGCGCTTTGATGACTTCATAAGATGCCTCAAGGTCATTGTTTACATAGACCATTGATAAAGTGCTTTCGCAAACTTTTTCTAAAACTTTTAAATAAGTAGGAAAAACGTCTGATCCGGCGAAGGGAATTTGAAACAAACATTCAACATCGAGATCGATTCCCGCCTGAGTTATTGAAGTAACATCAACATTAAGACCAGAACTTTGCAATATTTTTTGAACAACATTTTCATGAGAAGCATCGTCAGAAGATGTCATTGTAAAATAAACCGCTTCTGGCTCAGTATCAAATTCATTTGAACCATCAGGGTTATTTTGTGCATTCAAATCAAGCTCAATAAGCTTGTTCCCACTTGGCAAGGTTGTCTCTGTTACAAATCCAGCAGTTCTATTCATACCAACTGGTCTTGATATCCCATCATTGTATTTGACTCTAACTTGAACTGATTTGCCAAGATAAAAAGTAGAAGCAGCAGTGACAGGGTGATTTATGAAGTCATCAAAATTCAAACCACCTTCAACAAGACTCCAATCAGCAGCTCGGCCCTGAGGGTCAATGCTGAAAACTTTGCAAGTAAATCCGTCAATCTGAGAGAATAAACTACCGCTTAACTCAGAAACACAGCAAAAATAAGTTTTGGAAGAATCAGCAGAATCTACTTTAAAAGTGTCATTTATCTTCATGTTGTGTCCAGTAGACTCAAAAAACATGAATGTTTCATATCCTAAAAGACCACCCGCCAACCCTGAGACATTTGTGATAGTTCCTACATTTTGATTAGCTATACCACTTGACCCTGTTCTACCTAAAATATATTTTTTGGCATTGTTCTTTATAGCCTCATTTCCTTCGAATATAGAATTCATTTCTGGAAGGAAACCAACGCCAAGACCATTAGCGCCTTGGTTTTCATAAGTTGTTTTTTTCATTTTTGAATGGCTTGTAACACCAAAAAAATAAGGTATAGGTTTATCAATTGATTCATTTTCAAGGCTAGGGAAAAAAGTTTTTTTCGCATAGATTCTATCATCCGAATCACCCATTGAAGCAACAGAACTAAGTGTTGAGAATTGATCTAGCACCGTGAAATTCAATGAATTTGTTGTAGGCTTTATTTTCGTGACCTTACCAACATAAGACAAGAATCTTTCAGAGTTTATAAATGACCATACTTTTATTTCTGAATTAAAAAAAGTTGTGTTTACGTCCAACAAACTTCTCAAAGACTTGTCAGTATCAATGACATCGAAACTTAAAGAAGAAATAGAGAAAACCCCAGAAATAATATTCTTTATGCTTTCCATAATTGTAGGAAATCTGGAAATTTTAGGTTGCCATTCGACAATACCACCACTAAGAGCTACGGGGTCATCATGGAAATACCTTGTTTTTTCACCAGTCAAATAAACATTAAAATATGCGATTATAATATTTGCTGAGGCATCTTCACCGAAATCTAGCGATACATGAAGCTTCTTGTTTTCCTTATCATAAAACCACTCATAAACTTGCACCAACGGCAACTGTCCGGCCTGAGTCATATTAGATTCTAAATTCGAAGTCACATGTTCAACAGGATAATCGAAGTCCATTTCATAAAGAGCTAATCCAGGCGACGATATTAATTGAAGATCATTTCCGACAGAACGCTTAGGTGTCAACTTAAACAGCATAAACCTTTCAGAACTAGATTTGATTTTTTCGTCAGCTATTGTCATTTATAACCCAATATCTGCATCGCTGCGCCAAAGTCGTCGCTAGCATTAAAATCATTCACCGCAAAAACATCGTCAAAGCAATAAGCAATGTAAAATGTTTCTTCATCTCTCACATAGTTTTCATATTCAAGGAAAGCAAAATAGGTCAAGTTGGGGTCTAGGTGTTGGCGCTCAAAATCAAACTTAACCCAACCAACAAAGAAGTCACTTGTTGAAATATCGTCAACAGCAACATCGTCACTCACAACCACAGCCCTTGTCACGTCATTGGATAGGGCCAACTTAATTCTTAAGACCTCAGACCCAACAGCAGGGCCATGTTTCACCAAGCAAACTCTAATGTTGTTCAACTCGGTTTCTTCAGACATGGTAAATGAACCAAGCTGGGCAGCATCGTTTGTTTCGCTGTCTAAAACCTTGACTTGTAACTGGTTTGGAAAGTCTAAAAAAGCCATTAAATCACTTCCTTTAGTGCCAATGAAACATTGTAGTAATCTAGGAAAACGTGCTTAAAACTTGGCTTGCTTGCAAATCTCATCAACTTTGTGTGTTCGTCATTGCTTAAAGATATTCGATTTAATGGGTCTATGGCTATGAACAGAGGTTGTGTGATTCCGAAGTCATAAAACAGTTGTTCCATTTCTTCACGCTCTACACCTCGCATAACCTCAACCGACATGCTTTTATAAGTGTGATATTTGATCTTTTCTTGAAAAAACTCTTGGCCTGACTCTGAAACAAAGCGCCTTGACGGGTCTTCTATTTCCTTGTCGAAGCCTCTGGTGACGTTAGTTGATGTGAATGTCTTGTGGTCGCCAATGTAGAAATAGCCAAACTTAAACCCTTGTGGACCTATTGAGGTGTTGGTTCTGTCCACAATCTTGATTTTCCAATAGCGATAGGCTCGGTCTTCGGTGTCGCTGTCGATGTGTTCGAGAATCCCGTCCTTAGTCTTTGTTGCCACAACGGATAGGGCAGGGCTGTCAAACTCATCAACATTGTTTGCCTGAATGGTGACCAGTCCTTGTTCCGATATCGAAAACAAATCATCAATTGGGTTCACCAAACCAACAAAGGTCGGCTCAATTTGAACCCCTAAGTCAATCTTGATAAATTCTTCCGTGTGAATCCTTGGGTCGTCTGATGTTATGGTTCCAGGTGTTGCCAAGTCAGAAACAGTCAAGAAACCGATGTCATCCCAAACAGCATTTGTTGTTGTGGTGAAGTTTATCGTGTGAGCCGCTGCATTAGTAAGCTCAAAGCGGTAGGTTGTTGAATTATATGCAACCGTCCAGCCGCTAGAAATGACGTTTAGTTGTGTTTCAAGTTCTGACGCCAGCGTTACGCCTGTGTAAGTTCCGTTTGTTAGCGTTCCCTCGACAGCGTCGACATAGATTTTGTTGTTCGTGTTATCAACAATAAATGCGCCATTTGGCGACCAAACTTTTGACCTTCGATCATTCAACAAATTCGAGAATGGAAACGTGGCCTGCTCACTTGAAAACGTAGTGTTTGCCGATGTAGCAAATTGGTTATTCATAAACCTGATGTTTTTGTTTCTTGCCATTAGGCCGCTGTCCTTGCGTTTTGTCTATCTAAGTTTAGCATGATTTCGGCCAAGGCTTCACCGTCAACTTCAGCAGTGGTTGAAACTTGCATTGGTTGACCTAACAACTCGACCGCTTGGGCTAGGAGGGCTTCGCTTACTCCGCCGCCACTTGACCCTTGGCTATTCAGAAAGTTTCTTAACTTTGTCACATCATCCTTTGGAACTACAAGTTCCCCAGGCGTTAGAGCCGTTGCAACACTGTCCTTTGTTCCAACACCAGGCACGATTCCGCCTTGGTTAAACCCAAGAAACTCACCAACCTTTTCAAATCCACCTTTGATTTTTTCTCCAGCGCTTTTGATTCCCTTCGATGGGTTTACAGCATCAACTATTTTTTGAATGCCACGTCTTAGCGGCCCTAAAATAGCCTCTAATATTTGTTTAGGTACGGCAAGCAGGCCAGTTATGAAGTTTTTTAAATCAGTTCCAACCTTGGCAAAAAACCCTAAAACGCTTTGTAACTTGTCACCAATGAACCCAACAAATTGTGATGATTTATCAGATATCCCAGAAACAAAGTTTTCTAGCCCTGCTTTAATGTTGCTCAGAGTTATCGAGTTAACAAAGTCTCTAAAAGCAATTCCAGCAGATTCTATTTTCCCTGTAAAGTTTCCGAAGGTGTTTGTAAAGAACTCACCAATTCCATTAAACACAGCCATTAAAGATTCGTTAACCGCTTCCCAATCAAAATTCAACCCAAAAACTTGTTTGGCAATCTCTTCAGGAATCGCAAAAGCTAAAGCACGAACTATCTCAGGCAACGCAGAAATTAATGAAGAAACTATTTGAGGAATAGCTTTAATTAGCGCAATCACGATTTTTGGAATGCCCTTAATAATGGCAACTATAATCTCGTCACTGTTGGCTGCAAGACGCTCTATCAAAACAGGCAAAGCTTGCGCCAGCGCATCAATCAAACCTGGCAACGCATTTGCGAATTGGTCTACCAGCTTTTTAACATTTTCTGGCCCTTTAGTTAGTTCGCCGGCAATTGCTCCAATCTCACTTCCAAAACCAGGTAAAAAGTTCTCACCAATTGCAGAGAAACCTTGTTTTATAGCTGTTTGAGCGCCTTTAGTTCCCTGTAGAGCGTTCTTGGCAAGCCCTGTTGAGACTTTCCCTAAATCCAATTCACCAAAAACTGCAATGAAAGCATCCCCAACCAGCCCTGCAAAACCGCTTATTGAGTTTCCTAACAAAGAATCAAACACATTAAATGATGTAGAGATTGAATCAGTTAGTGATTGAAAAATTTTATCAAAAGCTGAATTATTTCTGCCGCCAAGTACGTCATCGGGTATCTGAGGGCCAACAAAACCACCTTCTTCGCCTTGTTTTAGGTCAACTTCTGCTTCAATTTTAAAGTCTGGAATCTTAACTTCGTCAAATGCACCCTGTATGTTCTTAATGCCATCAATAATTGAGCTTTCAAGTGAAAATTCTGCGTCGCCTTGCTTTCCAAATTTGTCGTCAAAATCTTGTTGAAGTGTGCTCAACTCATCTTTTATCTCAGCAGCTCTTGATTTTAACTTATCAACATTTGACTGCGTTATTATTTGGCCGCCAAGGAATCCAGTCCCAGACAAACCAGCACCCTTTGTTTGAACATCGGATATTGATTTTTCTAATTCCCTCAATTCAGCAGTAAGGCTGTCAATCTTTGTGCTTTTGGTCACGCCATCAAGTATGTTTTTAAACTTGCCAAAATTTGTAATTAACAAGTCTATAGCAATAGCTAGTGAACCAGCAATAGCAGCTACAAGCAAAAACTTTCCGCCCAAAAGACTGACATTTTTAGCTATTGATTTTAAATTACCCAGCTTAAATTTGGAAATTTTGTTGAATATCTCAACTACACCCTTGCCTTCACCAAGTTTTTTCACAGCCTTGAACGCTGCGACAATTGACAGGATTCCCGTAGCTATTTGTTTATAGTTTATTTTTGAAAGCGCATCTAAAACGCCCTCTGTTTGCTCTATAAATTTTATAGTTCCTAGCACAATCCCGTTGAAACTTTTTAGCGCATCAGCTAGCAGGTCTTCAAAGTTAACTGAGATAGTCAAAGCTAGGTTTTTAAAGTTGTTTCCTAATTTTGTTAGCTGTTGGCCTAATGATTTTTCTAATTCTTTATAAGCTTCTTCGTTCGCACCTGTTGACTCTGTTGTTGCTTTGATACTGTCATCAAGGTCGTTAAACTCATTTCTCATCAATGATTGAACTGCAATTACAGCCTGGGATGAACCAAGCAATTTAGTCAATTCAACTGTGCTACCACCAACCGAGTTAACCATATCCTTTAAAGCTTGAGAAAGTCCCTTTGTTCTAAAGGAATTTATGTTGAACGCTTCAGCGACTTCAGCAGATTCAGATTTTAGTTTGGATTGAGCTAAAACAACGCCATTAAATATAGAGTTTAACCCTGTCGTAGCCTCTGCTGTAGCGATACCACCAGCAGTTAAGGTCGCTAATGCTGCGCCTACTTCTTCAAAACCAACACCTAATCCTTGTGCGGGCGGCAATGACTTACCCATAGAAGACGCCAACTCATCAACCGTTGTCTTCCCCTTCTTGACCGTAGCAAAAAGAATGTCGGAAGCTTTTTCTGCCGTTAGCCCTTCCTTCTTATAAACATTCAAAGCACTTGTCAAAATATCAACAGACTTTTCAACGCTAGTAAGGCCGCCAATTGCAAGTTTATTTGATGCCGTCAGTGTTTTTTGTGCCTTGGCTGCGTCCGTTATGCCTGCCGATAAGATTGAATAGAAAGCTGATGTTTGTTGAGTTGCGTCAGTCCCGAAGGTGGTGGCAACAGAAAGAAGTTCCTTTCCTAAATTTTTGTTGGATTTTACCGAGTCATCGGCAATTGATTTAATCTCAGACAAACCCTTAGAAAAGTCACCTAGCTGATTTACTGCGCCCTTAACACCTGAGAAAGTCGCAAAAGCCGCACCCACTGCGCCAATTGTTTTCCCTAGTGTAGAAAAACCCTTGTCCAGAGAGGACACACTTTTTGCCGTTTCTTGAGTTGATTTTACGGCCTGACCTTGGAACTTTTTTATGTCGTTGAGTGCTTTGCTTACGTCAGCAACTAACTCAAGTACCGCCTGTTCAGCCATAAAACCTCCCTATTTTTTACGCTTCATTTCCTTTTCGGCTTCCTTGTCGAAAATTCCAGAAATGAGCAAAAACGCTTCAGCTTTGTGAGAGGGAAGTTGGCTCAAATCAGATGTATAACCAATTTTTGCCAACCTCTGTCTCTCAACATATTCTGCTACAAATTTGTACGCCTCGTTTTTAAGAAGACTTCCGTTGTAGCTGGCTCGGGCTTGGGCCTTTAATAAGACCCTTAACCGTTTCCCAGATTGAAACCTGTCGCCATTTTGGTTCCAAGCTCAATCAACATAGCGTCACAAGATGGGTCGTTTGACAAATCATCAAATGACTTAAATTCTTTTGAATCAGATTTCCGTTTAATGGAAACCGCCTTCACATGCTTTTTAGAATAGTCCACAAGCTTACTGACCGCCCTTAGTTGGCCTCTCACTTGTGAGTTTTCTTCGCCCTCAACTTGATTCAAATTCAGTTCGCTATCGTCAATATATTGATAGCGCTGTTGAAAGTTTGGTGGCGTTACTTCTATAAAGCCATCGAATAAAGCCTTTTCGCCCGTACACGCTTCAGGGATAAATTTCATGGGGTGAACTCCTTAGTTTCTGTTAAACAAATGACATGTAAACTTCACCGTCACCAGCTTCATTTACAAAACATTTTAAAGTCATCGACAAAGACGCAAGACCTTCATCGTCTTCAACATTGAAAGCTGTGATTGTAGCAGTTGGCATATAGATTGATCCACACTTACCGGCATTCCAGTTTCCACCAGTCTTTGTTCCGAAGTTATAAAGCAACTTGGTATCGGTGTTTTCTCTGAACCTTCTAAACTTGTCAGCATCATATTGCTCAAGTAGTGCAGTTACAGAAACCTCAACTTCACGAGAATTGATGATTGAACCAGACTTGCCTGACTCAGCACAAATTGACAAGATGTCTTTCTTCGGAGTGTTCATTGAAAATTCAACAGTAGATGCGTCGATACAAACCAAGTCGTCAGCATCACCAATAAGAAGCTCATTGCTCTTAGCAGCTAACGGATCAGCAGAATCAAACACAGGTGTCTGCGGGCTTGAGAAATCAACAGCCGAATCACTAGTGTAGGTCAATGCTGCCGTGTCATCAGAACCAACGTCAAACCCTAAAAGGTCGCCAATGGTGTTTGCAGTGTTTGCACCAGAACTCCAAAGAAGGCTAAACACAGCGCCAGTTGCAGCGATTGTGAATTGACCGGTAGTGTCAGAGTAAGAAACAGTGATTGTTTCAGTGGTCGCACCGTTCATTGCAGATTGTAAAGCTGCCGCAAGTTCGTGTGGGTCTTTGTAGCTTTTCGCTTCAACAGATGCGGTTGCAGTTCCCTGGTCATCAGTCCAGTCAATAGCAACATCGGTTGCACCAACAGTCATTGCGTTGAAGAAATATTGAATCCCTTCCATTGAGTAGTTTGAGTTGATAAGCTCACCAGCCGCAAAAGAAGCTGTCAAAGCCGTAACTCTAGCACCGGCCATTGATTGACGAGCGCCACCGTTGCCTACAAAATGATGAACCGACAAAGATTGGTGCCCTTGGTCAGCAGGTGTATATGTAACATTTTGGCCCAAGTTAACGCCTGTCCCTGGTGCGGTTCCTACGTTAAAACCTAAAGCCAAGTCATCAGTTGAAACAGAGTCAACAGGTCGGATTGAATAACCGTTGGCAGAGTCCTTGACTAAAAGAGACATTCCACGCTCAAACTCAGCACCTTCGCCAGCGTCAACCTTTACAACACTTTCGGTTGATCCAACAATAGTGTCTCGCTCGGTTCCTTTAAGAACTTCGTTTCCAAATGCAGCTTTAAGAATTTCCCCATAAGCTGGCGCTTGGCCTTCAACACCGCTGTGTCGTAGGTAGTGGCTAAAGGAAGAAGTTGGGTTTTCTAATCCTCTAATTGATTTTGCTTTGCCAAGACTGTTTTTAAGTTCAGCATTTTCTAGGTCGTCAAATGCGCCTTCCATTGCCAAATCGTCTTGAATCGCTAGATATTCACTGCTTGCCGTTGGTTCCTTCAACACGCCTTCTGTATCTTCTACGACAACAGCTAGGACGCTGGAACGAGTGTTAATTGAAGCCATGTTTTTTCCCTCACATGCTTACAGAGTTTCGAAATATTCTACACTGACAACCATTGTCAGAATAAAAAACCTTTGTGTGTCGGCCTCTATAAAATCAAGGCCGCTGTCACTCTCAAACCTTGCATTGACGCAAAGCTGATTGAGTGAAGTATTTTTTTCTATTTCTTCCAAAACCTTGAAGCTGTCTTCCATGATCGCTTTGGCTTGGGTTTTGATTAAAGCAGTATTTGTTTCGGTGCTATTTATTTGGCGAACAAAGACAAAATCAAACTCTCTTGAAATGCTAACTTTCTTCGAAACAACTCTATTGCTGTTTGAAGCAGCGCCCATTGTTATTCCGTAACCCTTCTTCATATAAATATCTGGGTTATCATCAGGAACGTATGGGTTGGGCAACTCTACATAACTGGCCAAAACAGAGCCAACAATGTTGTGTAGTTCGTCATAGATGTTGGTGATTTTTGTCATCTAGTAAAAAAGCCCGTTTCTATTTGTTTCTCGCTTTGCTCAACCGTACCACTACAGTTTTGGTCAATAACAAAGAAAGCTCTGTCAATCGCATCGTTGTAAGATCTAAAAGCCGCCAACCCTTCGTCAGTAAACGACTTACCCAGCCCACTATAAATAATTTGAGCCGTCTTATGGATGCTTGCTTCATTGAAAAGGTCTGGTTCCATGATGCCAAATCCAGAGAAATCTTTCAAAATACTTTTGCGTTTTAATTCTCTCATGATTTCATTGCCAGCAGAGAAGGTTTGTTCCTGCCAGTTAGTCTTCCCCGATTCCCAAGCTGTCATCAGATCCGTGTTGTTTAGGTCTGGGTAGTACGAAAAGAGGTCTGCGTCCCGTGAAAATAGGACTCCAATGTGAGCCATAGCAGTAGTGGGTGATAGATCTGCGCCGAAACTCAACCGTGACCAGTACATTTCGTACACATTGGCCTGGGTTCCTACGCCAGCAACATCCTTCGATTTCGCTTCCCTCGTCCAGGTGTGATTCACTCCATCAGGGTCTAAGTTAAATCTCACATAGCCGCTTTTGGTGAAGCCTTCAGTGCCGTCAATCAAATCGACAGGCTCAAACCAATTGTCGCCATTCCAAACTTCTAAAGTCATTGTAGCAGGGTTTGTGTTGGCGGTGCTTAAATTAAAATAACGTGAATTAAATGGTCGCTCTGATCCGATATAGATATAGTCCATTGTTTCAACAGGGATTGTTGCGCTTTCTGACCTAAACTCATTAACCCTTGTGGATAAGTCTTCAAACGTCCCATTATTGGATTCTATGTCACCAATTGTTTTTACGCCACAAAGATGCAATATCCTAGCGGCTAAACTGCTGCAAATCTCTGTCTGCATACCATCTGCAAAGACGTTTTTTAGATCAAAGTTCACATATTGAAATAATTGAGAAATAACAGCACCAGCTAGTTGAGTATAACCATAGTTGATGCCACAATAGCGCCAGCAAAAGTCTATAATGTCCCCAACCTCTGCTTCGTTACAATCAACAATGTAGCGCCTTACAACCTCAGTCTTTTCAAGAAATGTGTCTTCGTTCACAAAGTTTACCTGACTGTTTCTTGCTTCAAAATAAACCGTTTCATTGCTGAACAATCCAGGCGGAAACTCTATGTGAATATGAGAATAGTCAACACCCTCGAAAAACATGTGAGCATTTATGGGAAGGTTTTTAACGCCAGACCCTTTAGGCCTTGAAGCTCCAATGATGAAATAAAAATCAGACATTAATAAATTCTCTACTATGAATTAAAAAACTCTGAAACCTTACCTTTGAAAACATTGAGCCTATCAACCGTGATAAAAGGCTCTAAATTTTCTGGAGGATCACTTTGAATTAACAAATCTATTTCTGATATAACTTCGTAAAGACTACCCGTTTGAC